AGGACTTGCGGGTAGCGGAGAAGTAGGAACTGTGTTAGTTTGGAGTAGAATACTTCCAGAAGAAGACACAATCTGGACACAAATAGTAGCTGCGTAGGAAAAAACATGCCAAGTACATATGCAACAAATAGTGGTATCGAACTTATCAGAAACGGCGAACAGTCGGGTACATGGGGTACAACCACCAACAATAATCTTAACATAGTTGATCGACTGACTAACGGAGTTGGGACTATCAACTTAGGTTCTTCTGGCGCATCACACACACTTACAACGAGTGACGGTACATTGTCAGATGGTCAGTTCAAGACACTTGTACTATCTGGAGCAACTCAAGCCTGCACAATTACAATATCTCCTAATGACGGTCAGCATATATACTTTGTAGTCAACGGATCAGGACAGGCTTGTACGTTTAGCCAAGGCTCTGGTGCAAATGTAACTGTAGCAAACGGTGACAATGCTATAATCTATGCTGATGGTGCAGGTTCAGGTGCAGCGGTTGTAGACATTACAGCCAACCTTGGCATGAGTAGCGTAAACATCACAGGTGGTTCCATAACAGGAATTACTGATCTAGCTATTACAGATGGCGGTACAGGCGGCAGTTCTGCTGCGGATGCTCGAACAAACCTTGGTGTCGCTATAGGATCAAATGTTCTTGCTTATGATGCAAACTTGCAAGCTTTTGTTACTGCTCTTACTTTGCCAACCTCAGATGGTAGTGCGAATAGAGCTTTGACTACAAATGGATCAGGAACTATAGGATATTCTAACCTCGCACCCAACACATCAATAGCCCTCAGTATTATTCTGGGATAGGAGACAGACATGGCAGAGCCAAACATTGCAGCATTAACCACGATGACAGGTAAGGTTAACGTAACTAGCCTGACAACAACATCAGCAACATCAATTCTTAACAATGCAGGGAGCAACAATAAAGTTCTCAAAGTAAACCTTGTGCGTTTAATCAACGTGGATGGTAGTGCAGCAAGAACTTGTACTGTGAGCTACCACAACGCCACTAACGCAGGGGGTACGGCTACAGAGCTTGTTCAGCTTAAATCAGTAAACAATAATGATTTCTTTGACGTAGTAACAAAAGACGCTCCTATTTACTTAGAAGAGAATGGTAGCACAGGTACTTCATTGAGTGCTACAGCAGGGACAGCAAATGATTTTAAAGTCGTAGTATCGTATGAAGAGATTGCTTAATAGTTCAATTGAACTTTTATTGAGAAAGTAAAATGCCTCTATCAAAGCTCCAATTCAATCCAGGTGTAAATCGTGAGATAACATCCTACTCTAATGAGGGTGGTTGGTTTGATATTGACAATGTTAGATTTCAAAAGGGCTATCCTGAGAAAATAGGTGGTTGGCAAAAGAGATCATCTAACTCGTTTCTTGGTACTTGTCGTGCGCTACACCCTTGGGTTTCATTAGATAGAGATCAATATGTTGGTGTAGGTACGAACCTTAAATACTACATTGATGAAGGTGGTTTTTACAACGATGTAACTCCCTTACGACTTACAACATCAGCGGGTGCTGTTACGTTTGCTGCAACTAATGGCTCTTCAGAGCTTACGGTAAGTCATACAAATCACGGTGCAGTGGTAAACGATTTCGTGACATACTCTGGTGCGGCAAGCCTTGGTGGTTTGATTACGGCAGATGTTTTAAATCAAGAGTATTATGTAACAGAGGTTGTAAACACAGCTAGTTACAAGATTAAAGCCAGAGCAGCAGGTACATCCATATCCGACATAACATATGAAGGGCAACTTAATCCTAGTCTTGTTGCAGCTAATGGATCTGATACTGGCAACGGTGGTGGCTCTGTTATTGGTAAATATCAAATCAATACAGGTCTAGATATTGGTGTGTCTGGCGCAGGTTGGGGCGCAGGAACTTGGTCACGAGGAGCATGGGGATCTGCTTCTTCAGATTCAATTGTAGTAAACACACTAAGGCTTTGGTCTCACGACAATTTTGGTGAAGATCTTTTAATCAACGTCAGAGATGGTGGCATATACTACTGGGATGAGACTAATACTCTAGGAAGTAGGGCGGTAGATATTACCTCTTTAGCAGGTGCAAATAAAGCGCCAACGATTGCAAAACAAGTTCTAGTGTCTGACAGAGATAGGCATGTTATTGCTTTCGGGTGTGACACAGAAGCAAATCCAGGAGTACAAGATCCCTTGGCGATTAGATTCTCAGACCAAGAATCTTTAACAGACTGGCAAACACAAACAACAAATACAGCAGGCGAACTAAGGCTTGGCTCTGGATCAGAGATTGTTACAGCCCTAGAAACAAGACAGCAGATATTAGTGTTCACAGATACGACACTATACGCAATGCAGTTTCTTGGCCCACCGTTTACATTTGGTGTGAATGCCTTGTCAGAAAACATAACTGTTGCAGGGCCGAACGCAGTTATAGCTGTAGACGATAATGTCTTTTGGATGGGTAGATCAGAGTTCTATGTATATAGTGGTTCTGTGCAAAGACTGCCTTGCATGGTTCGTGATTATGTTTTTTCTGATTTAAACGAAGGGCAGATCGAAAAAGTAAATGCTGCTATAAATACACAGCATTCTGAAGTCTGGTGGTACTATCCTTCTGCTGATAGCGAAGAAGTAAATAGATATGTTGTTTATAACTATCTAGAACAGGTTTGGTATTATGGCTCTTTTGGTAGAACTGCATGGATTGACAGGGGTATTTTTGATTTCCCTTTTGCAGCAAACTCTGACGGTTATATTTATGAGCATGAAATCGGATTTGACGATGGCACAACTAATCCAACCACACCAATTAATGCCTTCATACAGTCTAGCCCTATAGATATAGGGGATGGCGAGCAGTTTATGTTGCTCCGTAAGATGATACCTGATGTTGATTTTAAAAACTCATCAGCAACTTTGCCTGATGTAAATATAACACTAGATGTTAAAAACGTGCCTGATGGTACATACTCTAACACACAGACAGATGCGTTTGTGAAAACACAAGCAGCCGCATTGAATGCAAGGACTGAGCAGTTGTTTTTTAGATTGCGTGGTAGGCAGATGAGATTTAAAATATCTTCAGATGATCTTGGTGTAACTTGGAGACTAGGTTCTCCACGCCTAGACATAAGACCTGATGGGAGGCGCTAATGTCCAGACGTTTATCCCGTCCGTATTTCCCTATACCTCCAGATCAGTACCAAAGAACGTACTTTAGTGAGGTTATTCGTGCATTTTCTGTGTTTTTGGAACAGATTCAAAATCCAGGTGATGTTAGGGCAACAGAGATAACTATCACCAATTTGCCCACAGATGACAGTGGACTTGAAACTGGGACTTTATTTCAGCATGATGGTTATGTTAGAGTACCTTTAACCCATTCTGCTTTTCTTCGTGGATCTCAAGGCACAGGGACAGTAGGAACAGTAACAGTGAGCACAACATGAGCGATGAACATATTATAGTAATAGGCGATGGTTCTAGGTTTAGGCCGTCAACATCTGTAGATAGGTTACAGTGCCATCACTGTGATAACGTGGTAGACACACCAGAAGAAGTTGCCTCATACCCAGATGGAACTTGTCCTGACTGCGGAAAGTCTTGGACAGCAGAAACTAAACGGCACACGGCTATCACCGTGACCGCCCCAGAAGCAATATCAGGAGAAGCATAATGCCACCTAGAGGAAGATCAAGAACAAGCAGAAGCAGCTCAACTAGCAGAGCTAGAACTAGATCTAGATCAAGCGCAGCTAGAAATAGAGCAAGAGCGGCCTCAAGAGCTAAATCAAGGGCTAAGTCAAGGGCAGCGTCAGCAGCAAGGTCAACCGCAAGAAGGGCATCAGCATCCGCAGCTTCAAAGTCTAGAAGGGCAGCAACTGCTGCAAAAAGATCAACATCTAGGAGATCAGGTGCGGCAGCAGCATCTAGAGCGCGTAGCGCACAGAGAGCAGGTGCATCAAGATCAACAGCTAGAAGGGCAGGATCAGCAGCAGCTTCAAGATCTAGAACTGCTGCAACTGCTGCTTCACGGGCAACGTCCAGAAGATCAGGTGCAGCAGCGGCTTCACGAGCACGTAGTGCACAGAGGGCAGGAGCTTCACGGGCAACCGCAAGAAGAGCAGGATCTGCGGCAGCAGCTAGAAGACGTGCTGCACAAAGAACGGCAACATCAGCAGCAGCAAGAAGAAGAGACGCAAATAGGCCAAGTGTAGTAAAATCAAGGGCTGCGGCTGCAAGCCGTATGACAAGAGCTAATGCGACTCCTGCAAGAACATCGACAGCATCATTGTCAGAAAGAAGGAATGCTGCATCAGCTAAGTTAGCAAGACAAAGAGCACAAACATTAGCAGCAGACAGAAGACGTGAACAAAGAAAAGCTTCTGGTCAAGCCGATCAAAGAAGAAGAGCGTTAACTAAGAAATTCTCAAGCAAAAGACCACAGCCTAAACCAGAAGGTATGAGCCTTAGTAGGGCTAAAGCAGGTTTGTACAATCTTCTTCCAGAGTTTCTAAGGACAGATAACAAATCAGGTCGTACAGCAAAACAACAAGCGTTTCATGATAGCATTCATGGTGCTGACGCTAGGAGAAAAAGAAGGCGTAAAAGAAAAGATAGACAGGATCAAGTAATACCTCCTAGACCAGAAGTTGAAGTAGATTATGATCGCCGTAAAGGAGGTTCTGATGACTTCTATAATGATGGCCCTTATATGGATGACTTCTATGAAGATGACTTTTACATGGAAGATGACTTTTCTGAAGATGAAATGATGCCTAAAAGACCAAGGCGTAGACGCAGTATGCGTGGACGTAACTCAGGAATGAGAGGTGGATTGGGAGGCTTTGGTTATAGTCCTGCACTAATGCAGTATGAATCTCAACAAGGCGCAGGTCAGGTTCCATATTATATGGCGGCAGCTAGGAATGCTCAGACTCCAAACATGAGTCCTGCATTTATGCATGCTGCTAGGAACTATGATATACTTGGCGGATCACAGAGGACTGCACCTCGTCCTATAGAAATGATGAGCGCAAGAGAACGTGCTGAAATCATGAACATGGGAAGCAACTTTAATACACCTAACTATAACTCACCTTATCAACCTTCTCCAAGAAGTGAGTTTGATTTTTTTAAACGAATGGTTGATCAACCTCAAGAGAGATCTACTATGGCTGATATGTTGGAAAGTAAGTTTCCTGTATCTGGCTTTCCAGGTAGCGGCCCTGGAAAAGGTGCAACTGGAAAAGGTGCAAGCAAACCGATGTCTCAAGAGGAAGCTAGAGCTATGAGTACTGGAATAGGTTCTTTGCTTGCAAGTGGGATGCTTAAATAATGCCTGCTACCGTTTTAGATGATTGGAAAATACTACCACGTCTAATGATGTTGGCGGTTACGATCCTTACATATCAGGCAGTGCATTGGTTTATGGGATTGCCTGATCCATCTGTTGCACAGAGTGGTCTCGTATCTGTTTGCATGGGTGCTCTTACTGGTTGCTTTGGCATATGGATGGGCAAAGAGTCCACGTCTGCAAAGAAAAAAGTCGTTGAGGAGGAAGTGCTATGATTGCTCAACTGATAGGGCCAATAGCTAATCTAGCAGGGAGTTGGTTTGATGCGAAGTCACAAGCGCAAGCCGCAAGTGCAAAGCTAAAGCTAACAGAGGCGGAAGCGAAAGCCAAGATCATGCTCTCAA